CCGGAAATGGCCGACCAGATGCCGGACAGGATGGAACTGACCGTCCCGGCCAGGTTCTGCACCAGAGAGAGGATGTTGTCCACCGCCCCCTGCACGGTGCCGGTGATGGTCTGCCACACCTGTTCCACGGTGCGGGCCATGGTGTTCCAGGCGGCGGACCACTGGCCCTGCAGGGTCTGGCTTACGAAATCCGCCAGGCCCCGCAGCAGCTGCAATACCGCCGTAAGGGCGCCGCTGACCACCGTGACGGCGGCCTGCACGGCGGAAGCCACCGCTCCGAACACCTGGGTGAACACCGGGCCCAGGGTAGCCGCCAGCCAGGTGACCAGGGGCGCCAGCACGGTGTTCCAGAGGTTGAGCACCAGGTTCATCACGGCGCCCAGGGCCAGGGTCAGCTGCTGCCACAGGGGGTTCAGGCAGTCGGTCCACAAAGCGCCCAGCCGTTGGATCAGCTGGGTGAGCACCGGCTGCAAGGTGCCGGTCCACAGGGTATTGACCAGAGTCCCCAGGTTCTGGAAGGCCAGCACCACCCCGTCCAGCAGCGGCTGGCCGTAGGCGGCCCAGGCGGCCTGGACGCCGGTCATCAGGTCCTGCCAGACGGTGAGCAGCAGCGCCAGGGCGGGCTGCACCACGGTGGTGACGGCCTGGTTGATCAGCCCGGCCAGCCCGGTAAAGGCCTGGCCCAGCAGCGTGATGGCCGTGGACACCGCCCCGCCCACGATGGGCGCGAACGCCTGGGAGAAGCTGTTCACCACCCCGGGCAGAAAGACGGTGGCCAAATACTGGGCCAGGGGCTGCAGGGTGCCGGTCCACAGCTGCAGGGCGGCGGCGCGCAGCGGCTCCCACACCGCGGCAGCCGCCGCGGACATCTGGGCCCAGGCGGCCTGCCAGGCGGCGATGGCCGGGGCGTAGTAGGTTTGCAGATAGGCCCAGAACCGGGCCCACAGGTCCTGCAAGGTTTGCAGGATGCGCTGCCACAGGGTCAGCTGCTCCTGGGCCTCGGGTTCTTCGGTCTCCTCTTTCTTGCTGCTGCCGCTGCCGGACTTGGAGCTGGTCTTTTCCGTTTCCAGGGCGGCCAGCCGGTTGATCTCGTCGAACTTGGCCAGACTGCGGCTGCTCTTGGCAGCCTGGGCGGCGGTGGACTGCAGGCTTTTGCGCAGCGTATCAAGCACGCTGCGGGCTTCGGCCCCCGCATCCCCCAGGCCGGAAAGAGCGGCGGTCATCTTTTGCAGCGCGCTTTCCACGCTGCCCTCTGACGCCGCCAGGGCCGAAGCCTCGTCAAAGGTAATGGTTTTTGCCAATGGGGTCCCTCCTTTCGGGGATCAGGCGCCCAGCCGCGCCAGCAGCCGCTGCTTTTCGGCCTCCGCCTCCGGGTCGGGGGCGGGGCGCAGGTCCACGGCGGCGCGGTGGGTGCGGTAGAAATCCAGTTCCCAGGGTTCCAGCTTTTTGCCCCGGCGCAGCTTGTCCCGGATGGCCACCACCGTGGCAAAGGTCCCTTCCCCGATGGCGTCGAACCAGCTCAGAAAGCTCCACCAGTGCAGGTAGGGCAGCGCCCGCACATCCTGGCCGGTGGCCTGGCTGATGCCCGCGGCGATCAGCGGCGCGTCCTGCTGCCAGTCCATCAGCCGGGGGGTGTGGCGGGCGGGTTCGGGCCGTCCTGCCGCCAGAAACGCCGTGAGAAACCGGGTGGCGGCGGGCCAGTCCTGCCGGGGCATGGCCCCGAAATCCGGGTAGAACAGCCGCATGGCCACATACCACCGTTCCCCCTGGTCCAGGGTGGGGTCGGCGGAACCGTCCAGCCAGCGCAGCAGTTCCAGCACGTCCCGGTAATCGGTGTGGATCTGGTAGACCCGGTCCTCGATCACCGCCTGCATGGGCAGGCTCCAGCCCCCGGTCATGCGCCGCCCCGGGCGGTGCGGGCAGCGTCGGCCCGGGCCACGGCGGCATCCGCCGCCGCATCCAGGTGCCGCTGGGCGCCTTCCTGCAAAATGGGGGTCAGGGCTTCCAGCAGGTTCTGCACCACCCGCCGGCCGTTGGCGCCCACCCCCGCCAGGTTCACGCCGCCCAGCACCGCGTCAAAGTCGTTTTCGGGGCCGAAAATGCCGGTGAGCAGCGCTTTGATGCGCTTGTCATACTCGGCCAGCAGGGCTACCCCCGCGCAGGTGGCTTCGGGGCCGTCCTGGGGCAGGGCGGCGGCCTTTTGTTCCAGTTCCCGGTCCAGGGCTTCCAGCGCCGGGCCCGCCCCGAAAAACCGGTGGTAGAGGTTGGGGTCCGCGGGGTTGAAGCGCAGCACGCCATGCCCATTGACGGAAAATTCCTCCACACCGGTATCAATGGTCAGTTGCTTCATGGGATTTCCTTTCTTATAAAAGAAGCGGGGACAGCCGCAGCCGTCCCCGCACCGTATATTTTTTCGTCAGGACCGGCGGACATGCGCCGACGGTCCTGACACATCCAGGGAAATTTGACGTCAAATTGTGTGCGAGACGCCGCGCGGCGAGTGCGCGATTTGGCGTCAAATTTTGTCGAAGGGGAATCCAAAGGGGGAAACAGGGCCGTCAGGCACCGCCGTGCGGACCTGTTGCCCTCTTTGAAAGGCTTACGCTGCGGGGGTAAAAGTTTTGGTCTCCGGGTCAAAGGTGCCGGTGGTCTTGACGCCGGTGTAGTGCACGTTGAAGGGGATCTGGTAACCGGTGGTATCGCCGCCGTAGCTGACGATCTCGATGTAACATTCCTCCTTCACGGCGGGGTAGGCGTCTTCCTCCTCGCCCCAGAGCTTGACCTCCACCATGTCGGTCTTCAGGTCGTCCAGCACCAGGTCGCCGTCCAGGATGGCCTGGAGCTTTTCAAACAGAGGGTCGCCCTCCTCGGCGTAGTAGGGGGTCACTTCCCCCTGCTTCTGGTAGCTGTCGATGACCACAGCGGTCTCGCCCAGGATGTTGGACTTTTTCTCCACATTGGCGCTCAGTTCCGGGGCGTATTCCTCCAGGTCACGGCCCAGCCGGACGTACTTGGTCTCGGGATCACTGAAGGCCGCATTCAGGTAGTGGGCCATGTATTTGCGTTGAATCTTCATGGGGTATCCTCCTTATAAAGTTCGGTGTATTCCGCCAGCAGGCGGAGGGTGTAGCGTGCGGTGCCGCCGGCGTCGGCCCGTTCCAGGCGGCCTTCCTCCGCCCGCAGGGTCTCCCCTTCGGGCAGGCCGTCCCCCAGCCGGGGCAGGGTGTGGGCGGCGCTCTGGGCGGCCACCCAGGCTTGCAGGTTCAACAGCCGCCCGGCATTGCGCAAGGCCTGGGCGGTGTCCCCCGGGGGCAGCGGCAGGCACAGCCGCAGCAAAAACTCCGCCTGGCAGCGCAGGCTTACGCCGCCCAGCAGGTTTTCCTTGCGGGTGATCACCTTCACGCCCCGGGGCCACAGCCCGCCGGTGCCGGGGGCGGGGCCCGCGTCTTCGGGCAGCAGGGTCAGGTCCTGCAGCGCCGGGGCCCCGGCCAGAAAAGCCATCAGGTCCGGCATCAGGTTTGGATTCATAGGCAACTGCCTCCTTAGTTGGTCAGGCGGTGGGCGCCGGTGCCGCTGCCGGTCCACCAGGTCCCGGCCTCCACATGGTGCAGGGTATCCCCCCGGGTCATGGGCAGCACATACTGCACCACCGCCAGCCCCGGCTGCGCCCCGGGCACAAAGGCAGGCCACTGTTCCCAGCTGACCTCGGGACCTTCCCCGGCACACAGGCGGTCCCCCGGTTCCAGGGTATAGTCGGTGCCGTACCGGGCGGCGGATTCCGGCACCACCAGCAGCATGGCCGAAGTCTGGGTGGTGCCGTCGGCGGCGGGAACGCCCCGCCTCCCGCTCTGCCAGAACACCCCCCGCAGCACGGTACGGGTAACGGTCATGGCGTCGGGGTCCCCGTGGTAGACCGTGACGGTGCGGGCAAACAGGTGGTTCTTACGCATGGGGCAGCCACCGCCCGATCTGCAGATAATACCCGGCTTCGTGCCGGTAATGGGCCGCCCGCAGGGCCAGGGTGGTGGCGCACAGTTCCGGCGGGGCGGTGTAGGTTTCGCTTACGCTGCCCACCGTAATGCCCGCCAGGCCCCGGGCCTCGTCCTCCTGGGCGAACTCATAGATGGCGTCCGCCACGGCGCACAGGGCCATGGCCTCGGCATTGTCCGGCTCCAGGCCGGGGCGGGGGCTTACGGCGTAAACATCCCGCATGCGGGCCAGTTCCGCCCCGGCGCGCTGCACAAACCGGGGAAAGGCTTCCTCGGGGATATCCTCCCCCAGGTAGGTCTCCCGGTAAAAGGTGTAATCGGGCATGGGCAGACCCCCTTACGCTTCCTTGAACTTGGCCAGCACCACCTTGGCCTCGTTGGAGAGCACCGCCACATAGAACTCGTCGGCGGTGATCTCGGTGGTGCGGGTCTTGGGCTTGCGCTCGGTCTCGATGTTCACATCCCGCTTGCGGTAGATGGTCAGGGCCGGGATCTCATCGTCCACCTCGGGGTCCGCTTCCAGCTTGACGATGGGGCACATGTAAACGCCCTCGGTCAGGGGCACCTTTTTGCTGGGCACCAGGCGGCAGCCGGCGATCATGCCGATCTCACCGGTCAGGCTGACACCCGGCTGGTACTTGTCGGCGCTGATGAAATCCTGGCTCTTGCGCAGCTGGGTGACCTGCTTGGGATGGATGAACAGCACCTTGTCGGAGCAGCCCATCTCCTCCTCAAACAGGTCCACAGCGTCCACGATGCCGTTGTAGCTGATGGCGGAGGAGGAACCGTCATAGATCAGGCTGGCGGTCTGCAGGGCGTCCATGCAGTCGTTGTCGATCTTGGCGGCAATGGCCAGGGCCAGCTGGGTGTTGGCTTCGCCCACGGGGTTGCCGTAGCCGGAAAGCACCGCCTCATCGGTGAGGCCGATGCCCTTCATGGCCTTTTTGATGGTGGCCTTGCGGGTGGAGGTGGTCATCTTTTCAATGGCCACCTCGCCCCCTTCCTCCACGTCGTCGGCGTCGCCGATGTAGGTGTAGGCAGGCACCGTGATGGTATCGCCGGGCACACCGGCCAGGGTGTCGTCGATCTTGGCGAAGGGGGCCACCCGCAGCTTTTTGGGGATGCGGGCCGAGACCATGTCCCCCATCACTTCGGGATCGATCAGGTCAGAGAGTTTGGTGTTCATATCAGCCATAGAATGTTTCCTTTCTGTGTGTGGTGTGGGTTCAGGTACGGGCGGGGTCTCGCAGGGCCGCATAGCCCGCCGGGTCCTCACGCTTCAGGGCCAGCCGTTCCCGGTAGCCCATGCGGTCAAAGGCGTCCCGGTCGGGGGTCACGGGCACGCTGCCGGTGCCCGCCGCGTAGGGCGCGGGGGTGGTTTTGGTTTCAGGTTCCTGCATCAGTGTTCTCCTCCTTTGGGCATCAGTCGTTCCCGGACCCGGCGCAGGTCTGCTTCGGTTTCGTGGGGCAGGCCGTAGTACCAGGCCAGGGCCAGTTCGGGGCGCAGCAGTCCGTCGGCCACCAGTTCCCGCTGTTCGGCCCAGACCCGGGCCCGGTCATACAGCACGCCGTCCCCCCAGTCCACGCTCAAGGGGGCGGTGTCGGCGGCGTTTTGCCGCAGACCGTACAGGTCTCCCAGGGCGGCGCACAGGGTCATGGCTTCCCGGGCGGCGTTCTCCCACATGGCCTGCAGGTCCCGGATGGTCAGGTCGTAGTCCACGGCGGTGGCGGCGATCTCGGTGGCAGTGCGGGGCTCCGCTTCCGCCTCGGTCTCGCTCAGGATGCCCCGGCGCAGACCCAGCAGGCTTTCGCAGCCCCGCAGCAGGTCCTGCTTGCGGGCCAGGTAGCTCTGTTCCCGCAAAGCGGGGCTGTATACCGTCACCCCCACGTTGGCGGGGTCGTCGGGCAGGCCCACAAACAGGTCATCCCGCAGGCTGCGGCGGCCCCGGGCATCGGGACGCAGCAGGTCCTCCGAAGCAAACACCCGGGAGGCCCCGTTGGCGAACTCGGTGTTCAGCTGTTCTTCGCAGAGGCCCAGGGCGTGGAGCAGCCCCACGGCGGGGGCGTAGATGCTCACCGGGTCGGTGCCGCCGTCCACGCAGTTGGCCAGGGGGGTGCGCAGCACCGCCAGGCCCACCCCCGGCACCCCCGGCAGAAAGAGCTGGGGCACCAGGTCGGCGCAGGCGTCCAGGGTGGACAGGGGCACGCAGCGGCCCAGGGCCTGGCCGTTCAGTTCAAACAGGCGGGTCTCGATGGTCAGACCATCGGTGCCGGCCACCCGCCGTTCCAGCAGGGCGTAACGGGTGCCGCCCCGGCTGTGACATTCCATGGTGCCCACGGCCAGCAGCCGCCCGTGGGCGTCCCGGGCCAGGGGGGCGTAGCAGTCCCGCCGGATGGGCACAAAGTCCAGGGTATCGCCGCCCACCACCGGCTTGAGCAGA